AATACACAAGGTGGTTGGTTCCAAACATTGGGTACCAAACTTCAAAAAGTATCCAACAAAATTCACCAAAAAACCCTTCGTGGTGGTGCTAACTTCCTCGTAACTTCTCCTGCAGTAGCAACTATCCTTGAGTCTATCCCAGGATTTGCAGCTGACACAGATGGTACTAAAATGGAATTTGCAGCAGGTGTACAAAAAATTGGTGCAATCAATAACCGTTACACTGTTTACAAAAACCCATACATGAAAGAGAATATTATCCTTATGGGCTTCCGCGGTGCGCAGTTCCTTGAGACTGGTGCAGTATTTAGCCCTTACATTCCACTTATCATGACTCCATTGGTTTACGATCCAGTTAACTTCACTCCACGTAAAGGTGTTATGACACGTTACGCGAAGAAAGTGGTTCGTCCAGAGTTTTATGGTAAAGTTTATGTACATGGTCTAGAGACTTTGTAATCTAAACTTATCGTAAGATAGTAAGAGAGAGGGTGGCTTCGGTCACCCTTTCTTACTGTTCGCACATATTTATTTAAAAAAGAATAATATGGCAAATCACATAGTTTATGAAATGTATGCAGAGATTCGTTACAAAGGTCGATTAATCGACGTATTAGACCGGATACGTGCAATAGGATTAGTTCTAATGGTTCATATTGAAAAAGACTTAGGACCAGATAGGGAGCTCATTAAACTAAAGATAATGACCCCACACACCCCACTTGAAACATTTAAAGCAATCCGTAATGCATCTGTTGGACAAATAGAAGAGTTATCAGATATGACACTTCAAACTGCAACACTCACAAAAGTATCAAACTAAAAATCAATAAAAGGTTATTATTATGGCAATTACGAACAAGGAGAAAACTCCGCCAAAAAACGACATCAAGTTTACGATTACATTATCAGACGAGCAAAAATTAGCAAAAGCACGTATTATTGAAACTCCTTTCAATTTTATCTTGGGTAAAGCTGGATCTGGTAAAACATTGTTAGCAGTTCAAATTGCATTGGATATGTTTTTCAAACGCAATATCAATAAAATCATCATTACACGTCCAACTGTATCAAATGAAGATAACGGATTCTTGCCAGGCTCATTAGCTGAGAAAATGGATCCATGGTTAGTGCCACTTCGTAGCAATATGCGCAAAGTGTACAACAAACCAGAAATCCTTGATAAAATGGAAAAGGAAGAAAACATTGAATTAGTTTCACTTGCACACTTCCGTGGTAGGACTTTTGATAATGCAATTTGTATTGTGGATGAGTTCCAAAACCTAACAAAACAACAACTTCAAATGGTATTGTCTCGATTAGGTAAAGACAGCATCATGATTTTAACTGGTGATAGATATCAAGTCGATTTGAAATTCAATAATGACTCAGCAGTGCATGAAGTACCTAAATTAAAAGAATCACGTTTTGTGAATGAAATTATTTTAACAGATAATCACCGCCACGAAGCTCTAGATGAAATTTTAAAACTTCTAAATGAGCGTTATTGATATTTATTAGAAAGAGGAAACTATCACAATGGATTACAGTGTACAAAAACCAATATTTCCAGGATCTGCATCATTTTCACCGGGGATGACTCCTTTTGGTTTTTTCGACAACGATCCTTTGTTTCAGCAACAAGCTGCCGGGTTTGCGGTGTTTGCAGCACGCCATTGTGGTTATCCTATCATGGACATTGAGCTTCAAGATGTGAATTTCTTTACAGCGCTTGAAGCAGCAACCATGGAATACTCTAATCAAGTAAATCAAGTAAACGTTGTTAATAACTTGCTCAACACAATGGGAGTTCAAACCGGCTCTGGATTGATTGGACCACAAGGTCTTACCGGTGCTGTTGTAGGATCATCATTAGCATTTATTACACGTTTATCAAAAGCATATGGTACTGAAGCAGATTCAGGTGGTACTATTAAATGGCGTAAAGCTAATATTCCAGTTACACCTGGCATTCAAACATACAGTGTACGTGAAGCAGTTTCTGCATCATTAGCAGCAGATGGATTTGCATTATCAAATACATCATCAATTGAAATTCGCAGGGTAATGCACACAGCACCTCCTGCTATTGTAAGATATTTTGACCCATTTGTTGGTACTGGCTTAGGTTCACAGCAATTATTAGATTCATTTGGTTTCGGTGGTATGTCACCAGCAATCTCATTCATGATGATGCCAATACATGCAGACCTTATGCGAATTCAAGCCATTGAGTTCAACGACCAAATACGTAAGTCAGCTTATTCATTTGAAATACATGGCGACAACATTACATTTTATCCTATCCCAACTGCGGGTACTGGATCTAGTGCATCAAACATTCACTACAAAAATGTATGGATTGATTATGTGTTTGAAGAAGAGAAAAGCAATGATGCACTCGCATTTGGTAATAGCGCACTTCTAACAGGCGCGGTAAGTGACGCATCTAATATCCCATATACATATCAAACATACGGGGCTATTAATGATATGGGGCGTACCTGGATTATCAAATACGGTGCTGCCTTAGCAAAAGAAATGCTTGGCAATGTTCGTAGCAAATATTCAAGTATTCCTATCCCAGGCGGAGAAGTAACACTTGACGGCCCTGCATTGCTATCACAAGCACAATCAGAAAAAGAAGCTCTTGTTACTCAACTAAAAGAGTTTTTAGATAAAATGACAAAAGAAGCAATGCTTACTCGACAAAATGCAGAAGCAACGCAAATGGCAGAAATACTAGGAAAAGTTCCTTTAAAAATATATGTAGGATAACGATATGTCTTTATTTGGCGGAATGCGGGATGCCCGATTTTTAGCAGCAATCAACTCTGAATTGTTGAATGCCATAATAGACACTGAAATTTTATTTTACAAATTAGTTGTTGAGCATACACAATCAAATATCTACGGCGAGTCAAACAGCAAGACATATTTTGATGCAATGCTTATTCCAAGTCGCGTAACAAAAAATGATAAAGAAGCTGCAATGGATGAATATGGTCATACATATACTCGTACAGCAGAATTTGCTTTATCTCGTGACACATTGGAAAATGCAAATTTTTATCCTGAAGTTGGCGACATTGTGTTTTGGGATAATGAATATTATGAAATTGATAATGTTGATGCAAATGAATATTTTGTAGGCAAGAATCCTGACACCGCACCTAATGGCAACAGTCACGGTTATAGTGTATCAGTTATTTGTAACGCACACGTAACTCGTCAGACACCACAAAATATTACAAATATTCGCAGAGGTGGTGATAACAAATCAGAATCATATAAAGGATAATGAATGTCTCGAATAAACAGACAAAATATTGATCGCATAACAAATGCACCAAACCCTAACCGTACGGAAGGTTTGACTCCTGATCAACGTCTCAATCGAGCATATCAAACACGACGAGATGATGATATTATTCGTTCTCCACAAAGAACTTTGTATGATGTAGATTATGCAATGAAATCTTATATTGAGAATGTTATTCAACCACAAATAACTGATAACGGACAACTTGTATCAGTTCCAGTAATATTTGCAAATGGCGAAAAATGGGATAATGTTAGAAGATTAGGATATTTGCGTGATGAAAAAGGCAAATTGCAATCACCACTTATTTTATTGAATCGTACAAGTGCAAGTGAACGAGACTCAGTAAAAGGATTAGATGTTAATCGAAACCCGCATGCTAACTTCAGAGCATATCGTCAACGTTACAATGAACGTAATCGTTATGAAGATGAGTTATTCCCAATACCAAATCAACAACCTGCGGAATCTGATAAGATTTATTTAGTTGATATCCCACGTTATATGGATATTGAATATGAAATGTTGCTTTGGTGTGATTTCACTACACAAATGAATGAACTTGTAGATCAAATCTTACCATACAATCGTTTTTCATGGGGAGAAGGATTTAACTCATTTCCAACTACATTAAGTGACTTTGCTTTTGAGACAGTAAACACAACGGGAGAAGATCGTTTAGTTAGATCCAAAACTAGTTTAGCAGTACAAGCTGCATTGCTTTCTGAACAAGAGGCACGTCATTCAACACTGCAAAAAATGTTTTCTATCAAAAAGGTAACATTTGATATGGTTGTAACGTCAGCAATATTTGATACAACTGTAGTACCAGCTGCAATCATACAAAGTGGCGGCGGTCGAATTCAAACAAGTAATAATACATACATAGATATTAACACTGATATCATGAATTACTTAACTCAAATATCAGATAAATTGGCAGATGTAATAAATACAACTACTGCTACTGTAACCGCACAAGCAGCAAATAATCCTAGTAGCAATACTCCGGCATCAAAAAATGAATTCAACGTGTACATAAATGGTCAATACATTGATAAACCAGTATACACATTCACACCTAGTTTTGCAGGAACGCAAACCATTGTGTTTGACGCCACAATATTAGGATATACATTAGAACCAACAGATGCAATCATTGTAAGTGGGAGGTGGGCATAATGGCAAGGCAGCTTAGACCAGGACAACTCCGCACCGGATCATATTACGATATTACAGCATCATTTGCTTACACATCATCCATATCATTATCAGGTAGTACAGGTCCAGTAAGTGCAGGATCATTCATTGCATCAGGTCATGTTACCGGCAGTGTAACAACTGGACCATCTGCATTTCTTTTAACATCAGCTTCATACAACTTGTTAGAAATAACAAAAACTGGTGTGTTGATATTAGCAACACAATCTGCTGTATTATCAGGCTCTGCACCTAATGGCGGAATATATTTTACATCATCATCATTTTTTGTAGGTTTGGATTAGGCTTTTGTACGAATATCATATTTATTAATGAACATAAAATAAAAAAAAAGGAATAACAACATGGCACAA